GATGAAGAGTAAGAACTCTCTCTAATTACTTGGGGGCAGTCAGTAATGGCTGCCCTTTTTTTATATTAATTTGAAAAATAATGTTGAAGATTAATAAAACTAGGGTCTAAATTCTTAGACGACATTGAAATAGCTTGAGTTACATTTGTACTATTACTAGTTGTGGTTGGTGCAATAACTGTGTTACTACTTGATTGATTTTTTTCCTTTAATAAATTATCTAAATCTTGTTCTATAATTTTTGTATTTTTATCTGTTGATTTCATATCTTCAAATTTTACTTTTGGATCTTCTAAAGATTTTATTGTAGGATAATTTAAAGTTGGTATTTCAACAATAGAACCGTCTGATCTATTTAATTGGTCAAACGCAAAATTTTGGTCAGCAAGACCTAAATCCATACCTTTTGTAAGTGGATTTTCATAATAACCATAGTCATCCATTTTACTCAATGCTTCGCCTTTTTCTTTATTTTTATTAAAGTCCTCTAATCCTGGAGGTGCATTATCATAAACACCTTCTTCATCAGTACCTAAACCTAAGAATTTACCAACTCTACTATTTCTAAAACCATCAATGAGGTCTGTAAACATTTGTTTTATATCTTCTACTTTATTTTTAATTGTATCCACAACATCCATAATTATTTGATAAACTTTAATGATTGCATAAACTAAAGCAGCTATTAATAAAGCAAATGCTGAAATTGTTAATACAGCAGGTAACATAGCAACCATCAATCTGCCGAATACTTTTGCTACAGAACCTATACCACGTACAAATCCACCTAACAACTTAGGTATGCCAGAGAATGCTTTTCCAACTGTTTTACCTAAAAGAGCTAACTCTAAAAAGCTATTTTTAATTTCTGTACCAGCTGCACCAAATGTTTGTCCTAAGAAACCTTGACTACGACTTTGTTGTTGAGTATTTTGATTTTGTTTATCTTTATCTTCTTGCAACTGTAGTTGGTCATCTGTTAATTTTCTTTGTTCTTCTAAAAACTTTTCTTCTCTATCTTTATCTATTACTTCAGCTTTTTGTATATCTTTTGCTTCTTTTTTTAATCTTTTCTCTCTTATTTGTAATTCTTTTTCTCTTTCAATAAGAGATATTTTTTCTTCTCTTTCAGTTTTAGCAGTTTGTAATTCTAATTGATAAGTCTTTTCATTTATAATAGTATTGATACCTCTTTCTCTTAATATTTCTCTCTCTTGTCTTAACTCTTCAATCTTATTTGTGTGTATCTGTTCTCTTTCAGCTTTATCTGCCTTTTGCTGATTATTTAATTCGTATAGTTTTTGTATATTAGCTTGCATTGAGGTGCTAAATTTACCCAAATCAATGCCCAATCTTTCTTGTAATTTTTGAATTAAAGCATATGCTTGATCTTGTTGTTCTTCCCTTGGTGATACTAATAGTTCATTAATTTGTTGTATTTGCTCAGTAACAGGTAAAAAACTTTGAGCAGTTTTAACTGTCAATTGATTAATTCTATTAGTGATAGTGTTACCTATACCTCTAATAGACTTAACAATTTCAGCAGTACCTACTGGCTGACCTTGTAATTCAGCAACACTCTTAATTGAACCTATTGTATCTACTGCCATTATTTTTTACCTTTACTTGTTCCTGCATATAAACCAAACCAAGCTGCGCCAGCACCTACAACGACACTAACTAACCCACTTTGTTCCATAGTTGGTGATGGCAATGCCATATACCAAATTACTACTTTGTATAATAAGTAAATATAAGTTGAGATGAATATTCTTGGAAATATTCTCCAACTATCTGTTGCTTTTGCAAGGTCTATTAAACCTTGATATCTATTTTTACTAGAATCTACAGTTGATGTATCTATCTCTAGTTCTAAATTTACCTTTTTAGTCTGTTCAGCCATAATTCTCCCTCTTATTTTTCTCTAGCTCTTTTCTCATTCTCTTGTTTAATATAATTTACTAATAAAGATATGTAAATATCTTTCTCCCACGGCAACATATTCTCTAATTCTGTTAAAGAATATTTATGATGTTGCATTAACGCAAAATTAGTTTCGAAGTAGGCCTCTAGCGTTTGGTGGGCGAGGCTAATTCGAAAAAATCAGCAATCCCTTGTAAAATAACTTTGTTTTTTACTTTAGTCTTAGGATTGACAACTTCTATTTCGTGTTTTAGTTTAGGCATAGTATCAAAAAACTCCTGTAATTTACTAAAAGATTTTTGTGGTAATCCTTCAATAAACTCTTTAATTTCTTGTTTTGTACTATCCTTTGCTGGGTAAATCTTCTCACCCTCAAACACGTGGTCAATACAATCACCTAATATTTCAAAAACTTGGTCAAGTTCCATATTCTTTTTACCATACTCATAGTTTTTAAGAGTAGGATATTTAAGAACCATACCTAAGTTTCTTTTATCGTCAATGACAATCTTATTTGTATGGTTATCATCAACTTGAACCTCAACTTTAGTTAAATCTAATTCGACTTCGGCGTATGTTTTGCCATCATCTGGACATATACTTCTAAACTTTGAAATTTCAGAAACAGATTTTGCCCTTAATTGTAAAAAGATATACTCAATATCAAATATTGGTAAATTATCTACCATTAACACATCAAAAGTACAAGCTTTGATAACTTCTCTTAATGCGCTAACCATTTGTTTTTCATCACCTGTTTCCATTGCTATGTAAAGTATCTTTTCTTCCTTAACAAGAAACGGTCTGAACTTAATTTTTTTATCTTCAGACGGTAATGTCAATTCATATGTTGGTATATCAACTTTTGGTAAAGCCATATTATTATTTTCTCCTATGTTATAAATTTAGTGGAGGAAAGTTAGGGAATGGAGGGAATGCCCTACCACCTGTAATTACTCCTACTGGAACTCTTCGTTTCAATCCTTCAACCACATCTCTTCCTGCTCTTCTTAATTCAGGTGGAAGTTTACCTAAAATGCCATTTAAACCACTTGTGTTTTGTTTAACGGTTACATCAGAAAACTGTGATTTTCCTACTTCTATATCACCTTGTCGGTCTAAGAAGTAATTTATCCAATTTCTAAATGTAAATGTAACATTAAAAGTTTGTAAATCATTTGATTCGTGTGAGTATTCAACAGGACCTATTGTCTTTGGAAATACTTCAAATAATTTAACAGCGTAAGTTACATCATCACGCTCATTTCTACTACCATAACTACCTAATTGAAATATGTTTACATCTGAAACATAATTATCATAAAAGTTAAAGTTTTGCGATTCATTACTATACACGGCTGCCTGCCACGCTTCAAAGTATGATCTTTCTCTTAAAAACTTGTCAGCGTAAAATGTTGCTTGTATATCTGCCATTTTATAATCATATGCGATTTTATAACCTGGACCGTGATGTCTAATTTCTTTAGTTTCTATTGTTCTCTCTGGCATAGAGATACCTGAACAGAATGCTTGTACTCTTCTAGCATTTGCCTTTTGAATAGCAATCATTTCAGATTGATCTTTGAATGTTGTTAATGCTTCTGTTTCTGCTGTAGATAAATTAATACCATTAATTGTTAAATCATCAGCGTAGTTAGCACCTTTAATTTGCGATGGCGCAGTTACAGGACCAATTACACTTCCTGAACTACGAGGTAAATTAAATTCTACGTAAAATCTTGCCTTACGAGCAAATCCCTCTGCTTCGTTTATGTATGATTGAAAACGGCCTAGTGTGGTCTCTGGATTACCACCTGCTTGTTGTTTGAATCTTGGATCTTTTTCAACATTTTCTAAACTTCTATCACGTGGTAAACCAAGTCTTATGTCAAACCCACCTATTCTTTTACCGCCTCTTAAAATTGCCATTAGTAAGGTTGTCCTTTCTTAAATTGTTGAACAGGTAAAAATACTGCTATTGCAGCTTGTTCAACACTAACTCTCAAAAAACTGGATCTAACGTGATTATTTAAATATCTTTTTATACCAGGTTTTGCCATAGTTAAATTCTTTAATTGTGAATAGTCTGCTTGTATTCTTGTGGTACTATTCATTTTATTGTTTGTAGCATATTGTTGTAATACTTCTAACAATCTAAATCTTGTGCCAGGTCTTAGATAGTGAAAGTTTAATCCTAAAAAACCACCTGAGTATGATTCTAAAGGCAAAACAAGTGGAAATGTATCATATAATGGTAATGTCTTTTTCATTTTAGGATCATAGAAAAACATATTTAATAAACCAGCACTTGGTCTACTTGTTAATCTACCTTGGTTCATTAATCTTCTTGCTGATATAGAACCTGTAAAATTATTAATTGCATTACGATACCAAGAAACGGAACGCATTTGTCCGCCTTGCTTATCAACTAAACTATCTAAAATACTTGCCATTTGTTATATTTAGGTGTTTTTTATAACTCCTAGGTCTTTTTCTGTCATTATCTTAAATGCTAAATCATTGTCTTCACAGTATTTTATGGCTGCTTTCCACTTTGATTGATTGCGTACCCACTCTAATTGCTCACGTAAATATGACTTGTTTTTTCGTTTTGGCATTTTTGGTGGTTTACATTGTTTTGAAGGTTTTACTTCAATCATATATTTTTTGTTTTTAATAGTCTTCACTATGAAGTCTGGAAAGTATCTATGAACTTTCTTATCAATAGGAGACCAATACGGTACTGATAACTCCTCACTTGCCCACATAACTATATCTGGATTATTATCACAATAAACCATCATCCGTCTTTCTAATAGTGACCTATACACAATTCTGTTAGGATCACCTAAATACTTCTTAGGATTTGATGGTTTGTATATTCCTTTGTAACTAGCTTTCATTTTCGTATAAATATTACCAAAAACTATTTATAGTGTAAAAATTAATGTCAAAAGTATCAAACATAATAAGTAAAAATTTAAGCAATTTATCTACAGCGATAGATAACTTTTCTAAAGATGTTTCATCAATGTTTAACTCTGCTCAAAACAGTCAGCAAACAAATGCAGCTGCAGCTAAAATATTAAACAAGTCGCCGTTAGAAATAGACGATACATCTCAAACATCTCATATGAAACAAAATCCATACGAGTATGGTCAAGTATGGTATCCTGAAAATGTCCAAAATATGGGAACAGGACATTATATGATTATTGACATATTAGAAACAACAACAGTTGGTTCAGATATTGGACAATATTTGTTAAAAGGTATTGATAAAGCTGCTAATGCTTTAGAGGCAGATTTGGTATCTTCTTATGTACAAAAAGATATAAAAGGTCCAGGTCGTAATGCTCAATTATTAAATGGCGAAGACAGAATTACAAGTCAATCATCAGGTATCAATAGAGGTTTTGCAGGTAGCAGACACACTAGAGTTTCAGATACAATAGTTTTATACACACCACCAGGAATTAAAACAACATATATGGTTAACCACGAGGGTGTTGAAACAGGTATGATTGGTGATTTATTTGGTATGGGAAGTTTAGGAGATATAGGTGCTAGAATACCTGAGTTAATGCAAAAAATAGGTGTTGAAGCTGGTAATATGATTGTATCATTAATACCAGGTGCTGGCGATTTAAAAGGTGCTATATCAAAAGTTACAGGCAGAGCATTTAATAATAATTTAGAAATGGTTTTTAGAGGTGTGCCTATGAGAGAGTTTGAATATAATTTTGAATTTGCACCAAAGAATAGAAAAGAATTAGATAGTAGCAGAAAGATACAACAGTTACTAAGATTTCATATGCACCCCGAGTTAGGTAAAGGAAATGATTTTATTGTACCATCTCAATTTCAAATAACTTTTATGTACTTAGATAAGAGAAATATGTATATACCACGTATTAGTAAATGTATTTTAAAGGGTATGTCATTAAATCACGGAGATGATGCTCACTTTTCAACTTTTCCAGGTGACGAATTAGGTGCTTCACCCGTACATACAAGAATGTCATTACAATTTGCTGAAACAGAAATAATGACAAAGAAAACTATCGCAGAGGGATTTTAATCAATGTATTTTGGATTTTTTCAAAAAGGTACATACGATCTTAAAAAAGACGGCAACCCCAAACTTGTTACTAACTTAATGCAAAGAGTAAAAGTTAGAAGCAAAGTATTAGACGAAGCAAGTTTATATGACAAGTATGATGTACCAATGGGAGAAACACCTGAAATTACAGCACACAAACATTTTGGTAGTCCATATTATCACTGGATCATTTTAATGACAAATGATATTACTGATAGATATTATGACTGGCCATTAAATGATAATGATTTCGAAAACTATTTAAAAGACAAATACGATAATCCAGATGGCGTACATCATTATGAAGTTACACAATCTAGTGGTCCTACTGAGGGTAACGGACCTAGTGATTATAGTTTTTGTATTGAAGTAAATAGTACACATCCAGGCGCATACTCTGTATCAAATAGAACATATGAAGAACGAATACAAGACGAGAAAAGACAAATCAAATTATTAAATCCTGCTTATTTGCCTTTATTATTAGAAGAATTTGAAAACTTAATGGTGGATTAAAATGACAACCAGTTTATATGATACATTGGATGGAACAGTCCTACAAAAACCTGGTCAATACTATTTAACTGATGTAGTATTAACTTCTTACAGATCACAAGACGGCACAAACAAATCCGATAAAATAGAAATAGGTTCATTAATAGCAGACTTGAATATCTATGAGTCTATTGAAAATAATTGTTTATCTGGTAATATATTCATAGTTGACACTCAAAACATTGTAGGTAAATTACCTTTAACAGGCAATGAACGAATAGAATTTAAGTTATATACACCCTCATCACCATACGGGTATGACTTTACCGAAAAATCAGGTCACCCTATGCACATCTACAAAATCTCTAATAGAACAGGTGTTAATCCTAGAACACAAACTTATATAGTACATTTTTGTAGTAAAGAAATGATTGAAAATGAATTAAAAGTGGTCAAAAATGCACAAACAACAAGTTATGACCAAATGGTCGCAAACATAGTAAAAAATCCAACATACTTAGGATCAGGTAAGAATTTCTTTTACGAACCCAGCAGAGGTTTGTATAAACACATCTTTACAAGACAACGACCTTTTGATGCCATTGCTCAGTTATCAAAATGGGTACAATCAAAGAAATTTAAAAACGCAGGTTATTATTTTTATGAAACCAATAGAGGTTTTAATTATCGAAGTATTGAAAATATGTTGGCAGTTGAAAGTAACACAGGAAGACCTGTCGTAGCACGATTTAGACCTAAACCTGCTAATATATCCGACGCCAAAGGTGAAAAAGATATAAAAAACGAAATGCAAGTAGTCATTAATTACCAAGTAATGGACCAATTTGACACATTAAAGAATTTGCGTAACGGTATCTATGCGTCTAAGTTAATTACGCAAGACGCATTATATAAGACCTATGAAGAGACCGATTACAATTACGAAACAGAATACGAGAACTATTTTCATACCGAAACAGGTAAAGATGGTGTACGAGAGTCCGAAAAGGGTATCTTACCCAAATATGTACGAGAAGGCAAGAGTTTTACTGATTTTCCAGAATCCACCCTTTATTCGTGGACTTCGACATCTTTAAAACATAATGATATGTACAGTAATAATATGAAAGAAATAGTCCAAAGACGATTAAGTCAACGACTAGGTCTTAAATCATTTAAAATAGAATTAACAGTCAATGGATTTACAGGTGTCCAAGCAGGAGATTTGATTGCTTTTGAAATGCCAAGTTACGAACCTAAAACAGGTAGTGAACCGTATGATAATGATGTTTACTTATCAGGTCGTTACCTGGTAACCGCTGTAAGACATCAAATTAATATGGATAAAAAGAAACACTTTATGGTACTAGAATGTATGAAAGATAGTGTTCGTAAGTCATATCCTGAAGAGATTAATGATACCTTTCTAAATAAAGAAAAGAAAGAAGAAGGCATTATCAACGTTTACGAGTTTGATAAGATAATATATGATGGTATTCGAAAACTCCTCAAGTAATAAAGAGTTTCCGACGCTGGAGAGGTTGCTGGCCATACCTCAACAGAAACGAGAACAAGACTATTAACGGCCGTATGTAGATAAGAAGGAAATAGAACTACTATGAACAATGTAAAGAACATATTTAAGAAAGTCATAAACAAAATTCTCCACCCCTTTTGTGGAACGAAATGGTGTTGTGGAAACTGTGATACGAGTAATATAACAGTAAAATCAAAGAAGGCAACCAAAAAGAAGACTAAAAAGAAAACAAAGAGAGTAAAGAAGAAATAGACTATGAGTTTAGGGCCTATTATACAATACTTAGGGATAAAGTCAAGCTGGCGTAGAAAAAAGACCAATAAAACCAGTCTTTTTAAGCGTTGGAAAGGGTGGATTAAGGGAGTATTCAGTATGCGTAAGATTGCGAGAAATAGGCGGAAATAGAGTAAGTTGTATGCTTTAAATGCAGGCATATATCGAAAGAAAAAACTATGAATGAAAACAAATTAGGAGAAAACGGGTTTATCTGGTTCGTTGGCGTTATCGAAGACCGACACGATCCATTGTACGCTGGCCGTCTGAGAGTCAGAGTAGTCGGCGTTCACACACAGGACAAACAAGAACTGCCAACGGCCGACTTACCGTGGGCATCCGTTATACTGCCGGCAACCTCCTCTGGTATATCAGGCATAGGATATTCTCCGACTAATATGCTTCAAGGTAGTTGGGTGTTTGGTTTCTTTAGAGATGGTCACTACAAGCAGGAACCTGTTGTTGTTGGTAGTATGCCAGGTATTAGTTTAGAAAAGGCAGACAAGACTAAAGGTTTTTATGATCCAGCTGGCATTTACCCTAAGGCCTTAGAATCAGATGTCAATAGACTGGCCGTTAATTTAAAAGATGATAAGGGTAATGAAATCAATCCACACTTGTCCCTTGTATTACGTAGGGCGACCAGAATCCAAGGAATACCCACGGCAGACTTTAATTCAGTGGTCACAGCGGATGGCACGGCGACGGCTGCCTCCGACGGAACTACGTGGAATCAACCAGAAATACCGTATGCTACCGTTTATCCTTTTAATGATGTCTATGAAACATCAGCAGGCCATATCTTGGAGTTTGACAATACACTAGACAACGAAAGAATACATTTAAGACACATTACAGGCACCTCAATGGAGATAGGGCCAGCCGGCACACAAACAGAGATAATCAAAGGTGACCACAATATTTTAACCAACGGCAAAACTCAACATTACATACAAGGCAACTCTGATACCACCATTTCTGGTCGCCACAAATTATACATTAACAAAGACGGCCAGTCCAATAACCATTACGATATACAGATAGGGCCTAACGCTAATGTCAATATACAAGTAGATAACGGCGATATCAATTTAGTGACCACAACAGGTAAGATTAATATGAACGCCGGCGGTGACTACAATTTAAAAGTAGGCGGTAATTATACAGTGAGTGTCGATGGTAATATCTTAGAGAGTGTTGAAGGTAATAAGACAAGTAATACAACAGGTGCAGTCGTACACCGTGGTAATACCATAGACCTAAATCCTTAGACTTTTTAGCCTTTAGGACTGGAAACGGCCTGCTAAACTATAAAGACTCAATTACTATAGGTACATAACGGCCTACTCAAAAAAGTAGCCGTCCATCTGGAACGTCTTTATTCTCTTCCTTTATGTGAAAAATTTCCTTGGATATTTTTTAAAAGTCCAGGTATTTAAATGCGATCCATTCATTACACTTTTCTTTAGAATTACAATAAACTTCATATCTATCATCCATATGGTTAGTAGCAAGTAAAGCTGCCTCCATAGGGTCGGTAAACTCTTCTACAGTATTACCGTCTTTGTCTTTTACAATATACTTAACCATAGTTTTCACTCCACTCTCTTAAATCAGGTAGTTTAACATAATCAGCAAGTATAAAGTAAGAGTCAATTTCTACATCATAGGCCA